TCTTTGTTCAATCCTACCTTCTAAACGTGCAAGGTCAATGTCTTTCTCGTGCTTCTCAAATTCATGAGGTTTCAATTTAGAAATCTCACTAGTTGTCCAAACTTTCTTTTTAGGAATATCGGACTCAGTACTTTTTCTTGTTTTAGAAATTGCTCTAGCAGCTTCTTTTTTAACATCCTTCTCTTCTTTCTTAGTTAATTTACTTTCACCATTATCCATTTTAAATAGATCAATAGCTCTAGCAGCTAACTTAGCATTAGATGTATTTTCATACAACCAACCTTGAATAGTAGGATCTTGATTAGCAGCCCAATTATGAAATTCTTCTTTTTGTCGAATATCATTAAAATCAGGATGCAATTTTAAAAGTTCTACTTCGGCTTTTTCTTTTGCAATTTGTTCTTGCTGGAGTTGAAGGTTTTTATATTTATCTTCAATTTCTGCAGTTCGAGTAGTGGCTTTGTTCATGGCTATGGTTTCAACCATATCATAAACATCAGGGTACTCTTTTCTCCACGCCTCTAATTCTTCTTTTGATTTAGGTGGCACAAATTGTTTAGTACTTGATTCTAATTGAGAACGCAAAGATACAACTTCTTCCTTGTGTTTATTAATTGTAGAATCATAGTGTTTTTTAAGATCGTCATAACGTTTCTTAAAAACACGATCTTCAGCTTTTGCAGGGCGTTCAGCGATAGGAGTAGCCTTTACTTCTGATTTTTCTGCAGTCTCTTCAGATGCATCGGTGTCCTTCTGTTCGGTTGCTGCTTCTGCTTCCTTTTCTCTTTGTTCCCTATGAAACTTTGTTAACTCACCTTTTGCAAACGCTTCTGTTTCAGCATCATCAGTTTCTCTAACTTTGCTATAAGGATTTGCTTCTGGCATTTTAACTTTAGTTTCTTTAGAAACTTTTTTTTCTTCTTCCATTATTTTTACCTCTTGGGTTGAGTGCCTTATGGATAAGGGTAGCTCTAAACTGTTTCCATATTTTGTGGGCTAGCCATTAAACTTGCAGTTTCTGTAAGTTGGTTAGGTGGCACATTTGTTTGTTGTTGTGTTTCCATCGGTTGATCTAAACCAGTTGTAATATCTTCATAAAATAAAGTTATTGCTTGTTTAGGATCATTTACTCCATATCTTTTCATAGAATAACTTGCCATTAAAGACATGGGTACAACTACATTAGGTTCTGTTGTTCCAATTTGTTCCAATATAGGAGCAAACTCTGGAACTATTTTACTTAATGCATCTGTAACAGATGGAGATAAGACAGCACTTATGGCTGCTCTATCTTCAGCTGTTAAAGTTTTAAATCTCTCTGCTAATACAATCTCAGTTTCAGAAGCATTTGGAAATTGATCTCGTAATGATGATCCCTGAACTTCTGAATTAACTGTTTTTGTTTCTTGTTTTACTGGTGTTTCTTTAACTTCTTTTTTTGGTAATTGTGGATTAATTTTAATATCTGCTGCTTTAGGCATTGTAGGACCTTTATTCATCATACCTGTTGTAGTAACAGTGCCTTTCATATCATCTATTGCCATTATACTAATACCTCTTTAGGTTTTTTACAAATTAATTTACCAACAACATAACTACCATTTTCTATTAGCATACTATATAATCTTCCTAATAAATTAAATTTACCTTTTTTTAATCTCCATTTAATATCTTTAGTTCTATTAGACATTACATGGTTCCAAAATTTTGTAACTAATTTATTTTTTTTCATAAGTTTAACCATTGGAACTGCCCAATACCAATATCCATTTATATGTGTATCACTAAAATTATCAATTGTAAAATTCCAACTTAATCTGTGATCTTCTTTTGACATTAAATTTTGTTTATATAATTCTGTACAAATTACTGATCCACCAAAAACTGATTCAACTACACCTCCAACTGCACCACCAACTACTGCTCCTACTGGTCCTCCAACATACATTCCAACAGTTGCTCCTGCAGTTACACCTTTTTTTTCTTTTACTTTAAAAACATCAGATAAACCATACGCTATAGCCCCTGCACCAGCAGCTCCACCTATTGATCCTGCCTCCATAAAACTACCACCAGGTCCTCTTAAAGGTGTTGCAAATTTAGAAATATCTACATCTCCACCAATACCCCTAACTATTTCTTTTTTTGGCAAAAAACCAAGAACTAAATCTCTTGTAAAATTTAAATTTTGTTGTCTTTCTAAAAGTTTATTTTTATTTTCAATTAATTGTGCTACTCTAGTATTATCAATAGGTTGTGGTCTAGTTGCTGATATTATTCTAGAAACTCTATCCATAGGTGTTTCTTGCGTTTGTTGAACAACATCACCTACTGTTGGTTGTGGTATATCAATTGTAGTATCTCCTTGACCAGTTACTTCAGTTTTGAACTGACCAGTTTGTTCATCAAATGTAGTAGTGTATTGTCCTGGAGTTTCTCTTAATATTTTTTTTGTTTGTTCAGCAAGATTAGTTGTACCTATAACATCTTGATTTTTGTTACCCTCATAAGCATCAAATGCTTGTGATTGAACTTCTGAATTTATACTTTTTTGTCTTGGATCTTTATAAGTATAATTTCCATCTTTATCTATTACCAGTTGTAAAACCATTATTGTTTATTTCGTTTATTAGCTTCTTCTAGGTTGAGTATTTGCCGCACTAAAGCCAGCTTCCCCTGGCATCGATACATTACCTGTTCCGATGTTGCCACCTCCAGCTCCTGTTGGATCTGTTGGCGAAGCTCCTGTAGGTATTGGACCAGTTGGTTCCATTTGACTTTGTCCTCCAGCAGCGGCTGTATTGTTTTGATTTCCATTTGCCATCCCCATTATTTGTGCATAGATCGCAGCTTTTTCTGGATCATTAATTAATTGATCTGGATCAATATCTAAAGATTTAGCTATTTCAGTTAAACATGTATGCCATCTAACAAACGGTGCAAGTGCAGGGTTAGATGCAGTTTGCATGAATGTCATTAATCTTTGAGATCTAACTTCTTTTTGCATTAAAGAAGAAGTACCTTGTGCTTTGATTTCTAGATCACCTTTGATATGTGGAGCTTCATCATTAAATTGCATGTTCCAATAAAATAAAGATTCTCCTAGGGGCTTTAATAAATAGTCATCAATATTTTTGATAACTGTTTTTATACTTAATGCAGCAGCACCCATTAACATGGACATACCCGCTGCAGTTCTTGTTGTAGATTGCACACCTGTTGCTCCATGTGAATAAGATGGAATACCAGTTGCTTCATCTGCAATCTGTCTAAACTTGTCAAACATTTGTAAATTTTCATAAGCTGTATTTGGAAATTTAACTCCATGTATAGCTTGTCCTGTTTGACCACTTTGTCTTCTAAATATTTTACCAGGAAATACTTTCATATCCTGACCAGGTACTAACATTGTTTCATCAACATCAAATACTAAATTACCTGCTAGTGCTAAGTTATCAATAGCCATTCTTGCATGACCATTCATAACCATTTGTGAATCTTCCATATTTTCTGGAATACCTACTCCAAAAAATTGATAAGGATTTAATTCATATGGACATACTAGGTATGGTATACGATTTGGTGTAAATGGATTTTCTACCATTCTTAAAACTTTATTACCACAAATCCATACGTTAACAGAAACTACATCTCCTGTTCCTTCGTATTCTAAACCACATTCATCTGCAGTTTTTTTATCTATAACACCCCAATATTCTAAAACTTCAAATCTATTTTTATATATACTTGTTATATTTTCTCTATCATACAGAGAAGATTCAAATCCTCTTGTTTGATAGTTAGGTCCCATCTCTAAACATTCTTGAACAGCCTCTGCATTAAACATTGGCTTATCCATTAAATCTTGAAACTGTTGTTTATTGTAAGAATGTCTTTGAATAACATAATCACAATCATTTATATTTGTTGCATTTGGATCAGGATAAAAATCCCAACAAGATACAGCTTCTATACTAGGAACTGTTTTAACTTTTTTAACTCTAATATTTATTTCATTACCTTCATCATCTTCAGCTGAATCAAATGAATTATATTCTTTTAAATCTGTAAATGGACCTTTTAATATTCCTGTACCAAGTAATGCCATTTCAAAAAATACATGACGCATAATTGTAATAGCTCTACTTTCTTCTAATTGATCATGCAATAATTTTTGCATTGCTTCTGCAGCTTTTCTTGCTGGTTCAATTTGTGGTTGACCAGCTGGTGCTGGACCTTCTGTAAAACCTACACTCTCATATTCTTGTGCAAGATTTTTCATTAAATCATTTGCAGTTGCACCTGGCTCTATATTTCTACCATCACCATTAAAACCATAAGGACTCATTGGTTCTTGTGGTTGTTGCTGTTGCTGTTGTGGATTTAAATGTGCTCTTTCTACAATATCTTCTGGTACAGAAGTAGGCATTACACCTAATGGAAATTTACCTTGTGAAAATAAAACTTCTATGATTTGGCCAAATGAAGCTAGTACCTTAGTCTTTGTCACTTTAACAAAAACTCTAGACTTTTCGTTTTCACGAAATGCCATTTCAGGTCCATATAATCCTCTATAGTTTCTGTAAGCCTTTAACCATCTTTTTTCATCATAAACTTTTGATGTTTCAGCTTGTTGAAATCTACTTCTTACAAAACCAACTAAAGGATTACCCTCGGCTTCGTAGCCGCCATTTTTAGTTTTATCTTCTTCCATTATTTTAATAAGTCTGTTTCACCATAAACTTTATTTTTCAAAAGTTTATTAACTTTTTCACCTAATGTTATTTTTTTAACGTAATTAGATTTAGGTTTTGCTTTTTCTATTTTACCTTCTTTTTTAACTTTTTCTAATTGACTTAATAAATCATCTTTAGTAGCTTTAATATCAATATTATCCATTATATTAATAATCTCTTTCTTCAGCCATTCTAAAGATTGCTGGATCTACTTTTGATTTTGATTTACCTTTAGCATCATTACCATCACCAGACATAGCTCCTTGATTCACTTTTGAATTAGGGTCTATTGCCATAGGTTCATTTGGTCTTTTAGGTGCATCAGGTGCAAGTTCTCCCTGTTTGTATCTTTGCATCATGTTCTTTTCTCCTATTTATTGTTAATAATCTTTTTCATCAGCCATATTAAACAAAGACTGTTGTACATGCTCAGCACCAGGTTTGCTTGGAACATCTGGATCATATTCAAATGGTTCTTGCTTTCTGTGTGTGTGTTGAGAAAAATCAATATTAGTGTGTTCCCTGTTAGGCTGTTTGCCTTCAGGTGCATCACTTAACTGACCTTGTTTAACTTTAGCTTTTGGATCGAATTTACTTTCCATATTGTCTCCTATATTTTAATCTTCTTTATTGTTAAAACATTTTTAGTTGGTATGGTTGTATAGTTACCACCTTGCTTTATGTCGTTATTATCTTCAAAACTATAATCTGCCATAACAACAGTTGTTACTTCGTTTTGATTTACCAACCATCCAACGCTGCAACATATTGCTGTTTTAGATTTTTTTATATCTACTATATCAGACCAAGTAGTTTCTCCGATAATGTCCTCCCAATAAATCCGAACTAAGGGATAGGGAAAATTTTTTTTATTTACTTTTGGTATTTTTCTTTTTGCTGGCATTAATATCCAAATTTATTATCTGCCATATGATGTGTATCTTGAACTGTTGAAAGTCTAAATCTCTGTGCATATTTAGGATGTGTAGGTCTGCTCATACATCCATATCTTAATGCATCATAGGCATGGTCTTCTGCATGAGTATCTACATCTTCAGGATTGTTATCATCGGTAGGTAACATTCCTAAAGTTCTAATTAGATTTCTACATGTCTTAAAAATTCTTATACCTGGTTGGTTATCTTTTACAGCTAATCTTTTGTGAACTTCTAACTTACCATTAATTCTGCTTTTAGGTGATCTATCTGATGGTCGCCATCTACAACCACTTTGTATCATAGTCTCTGCAATACTTGGACCAACATCACCTCTTTTAGCCCATGTACTAGAATCTAATACACCGTAGTGTATATATTCACCATGTTCTAAAGTAAGTACTTGTCTAGCGAACTGATCCGCTGTAACTTTTTTGGTATACAATTCTCTATAGATCCAGAGATTGTTATCATAATCCACAGCAAACCAAAGCACACAAGCAGGAGAAGAATAACCCCAATCAGCAGCACGGAATTTATACCAACCCCTAGGTATGTCGAAAGGTTCGACCACGTGAGTTGTTTTATTAAATTCTGGAAATGCTGAATCTTCATATGCGTCCCAATCTCCGTCTAAAAATTGTTTTCTTTGTACTTCGGGTAATGATGCAAGCATGATATAATAATCATCAGTTTGCATTAGATAGGGATTATCTTGTAACTTAGCTGGAATAAATCTACGACTAATGTATTTTTTACCATTAGGTGTATCGATTCCTACATCAAAAGCTGTGTTAGGTTCTTCTGGCTCTACAAACATTTCTCTTACCCATTGTGAACCAACGTTACCTGGATTACCTGTGGATCTCATAAACACAGGAATATCAGGATCTACACTTCTAAGTGATGATCTTAAAAAATTATATATATCTGGCGAATGATATTGTGGAAGTTCGTCTATTCCTATCCATGTGTAGGATTGACCTTGGTAACGTAAAACGTCTGTCATGTTTTCTGCGTAACCGAACTCTATCTTTGCTCCCGATGGGAATCGCCACTCTTTTTCTTGCTCTCTCCATTTTGCTCCTGGATATGCTTTCGAGTATAATAGCTGAGACTTTTGAATTAAGTCTCTTAACTCTGGCATTGTCCGCCTTATTAGGAGTGCTCGATGATGAGCTTTGGAACAGTATCGAAGTGGGTCTACTAGCATCGCATAGGATTTACCACCACCTCTTGCTCCACCATAAAATACTTCTCTTTCAGAAGCTGCAAGAAATTCTGTCTGTGGACCTGAATTAGGTTTAAAGATAACCTCTTGCTGATTTATGTGCTCTTGTACTGTCTTAGGAGCACTCTCGATTTGATCTTCCGTAATG